GAGTACGACGCGCAAGACGGGTTCACGCAGGTCTGCCGCATCAAGCGCATTCGGAACCCGCTGTCCGTGTACTGGGATCCCAGCGGTCAGGAGTACGAGGGCGAGGACTGGCGCTATCTGCATATCGTCGGGGTGATGGGGAAGGACGAGTACGAGGCACGCTGGGGCCAGTATTCCTCGTACCAGAGCCTCACCGAGTACATGAAGACGGAGAGCAGTTCGTCGGCCAAGGACTGGATGCCGGAAGGCAAGGTCGTGGTCGTCGAGTACTTCTACGTCACCATCGAAGAGAAGACGCTCCTGCAGCTAGAGGACGGCACGACGCTGTTCGAAGGGCCGCAGCTCGCCAAGTTCGCGCAGGCGTGGGATGACGCCTACCAGGGTCAGTATCCACTTCCGCAGATCGTCAAGACGCGGACGGTGCCGACGAAGGTGGTGCGCTGGTGCCTGCACAACGCCGTGGCGATTCTCGAGGGCAACAAGGACCGCACCGCGGGCAAGGTCATCCCAGGCACGCGCATCCCCATCTATCCGTGCATCGGCGACGAGCAGGACCTTGACGGGACGGTTGACTATCGAGGCATGGTGCGCGATGCCATCGGCCCGGCTCAGATGTACAACTTCTGGCTTATCGCGCTAGACACGCCCATTCCAACACCAACCGGGTGGACGACACAGGGAGAGATTCAGGTTGGCGATCGCGTGTTCGATCCGTCAGGGGCCGTGTGCGATGTCATCGGCAAGAGCCCTGTGCACACTGGCCGACGCTGTTTGAAGGTCACGTTCGATGATGGGTCATCGATCGTGGCTGAAGAAAATCATCCCTGGGCTGTTGAAGAACGAGGGAAGCGGAGGAACCCGACGTGGGAGTGGACAGAGAAAACGATTCCGACGAAAGAATTGACGCCGAAGAAGCACTTCATTTGGGCTACGAAACCGCTGGATCTGCCTGCATCTGATCTGCCCATTCACCCGTATCTCCTGGGCGTGTGGCTTGGCGATGGTCACTCATCGGTGCCGACGATCACGCAATCGGTTCAGGATGGTCCTGATCTGCGCGACCAGCTAGCAGCGGTGGGCTCTCGGCTCGGCGCTAACCACGCTACAGATCGCCCAGACGTGATTACGTTTACCGTGCTGGGCCAAAGCGCCACCTTCCGCGATTGGGATCTGTTCAACAATAAGCACATTCCCCAGATGTATCTCAGAGCGTCTCGTGAACAGCGTCTGGCGCTGCTCCAAGGGTTGATGGACACCGATGGGTCGGTGTCCGTGAAATTGCGCGTCTGCGAGTTCACGACCACCATCCCACGACTGCGGGACGGTTTCGCGGAGTTGATCCGATCGTTGGGTATTCGAGCCAAGTGCTGCACGCGGGCTGGCCGTCAAGCGATTGTGCACGGAAAGCCAAGCGGTGGAGTGGGACAGACGTTCTATCAGTTCTCGTTCACTGCTCCGACAGTGAAGGTCTTTCGTTTGCCGCGGAAGGCGGTCGTGGCCGAGCGCGACTGGAAGCGGCATCCGCGACGAACAGATCGGCACGGCATTGTCTCTGTGGTGGAGGTTCCGTCTGTTCCTGTGCAGTGCATCGGGGTGTCCAGCGAAAGCCATCTCTACCTCGCTGGCCTTGGGATGGTTGCCACGCACAACACGTCCTCAATAGCGGAGACCGTCGCGCTCGCGCCGAAGTCGCCGTGGGTCGCGGCGGCTGGCCAGATTGAGGAGTACCTCGACGAGTGGAAGGAAGCGAACATCAAACCGTTCTCCGTGCTGCGGTATGATCCGAAGACGGTGGACGGGCAGATTGTCCCGCCGCCTGAACGGAGCGTGGCGAACCCGCCCATCGAAGCGCTCGTGATGGGACTGAAAGAGGCGGACCAGGACATCAAGGCCGTGATGGGGCTCTTTGAGGCGAGCCTCGGCGAGAAAGGCCCGCAGCAATCCGGCAAGGCGATCACGGCGGTGCAGCAGCAGGGCGTGCAGGCCAACAGCAACTTCCTCGACAACCGGGAGCGCATGAAGCGCGCGATCGGGCGGTCGCTCTTGGAGTGGATGCCGGTCATCTACGACGAGGCGCGCATTGAGCACCTCGTCGCGCCAGACGGCAAGCGCTATCAGGCGATGATCCATTCGGGTGAGCAGTTCGCGCCGAATCCAGACGACATGCCACCAGACGTGACGAAGGTGTTTGATATCGGGGTGGGCAAGTATGAGCTCACCGTGAGTACCGGCCCAAGCTGGCAGACCGAGAAGCAGGAGACGGAAGCGTGGCTGCTCGAGCTGTTCAAGGTGCTGCCTGGTCTGGCGGCGATTGGCGCGGACATCGTGTTGGAAAATTCGGACAACCCCGCGGCGAAGCAACTGGCGGCCCGGGCGAAGATCATGCTGCCGCCGGCGTTGCAAGATAAGAACGACCCGGCGACGGCGATGCCGCAGTTGCAGGCGCAGAACGCGCAGCTGACCGAATTGCTCCAGAAGGCGCACGCGGCCATTACGAGCATGTCGCAGGAGATTCAGAACCGCCTGCAGGGCAAGCTGATAGACGCACACGCCAAGATTCTGGCGGCGATCATCGCCGAGAAGGGGAACATCGACGCGGCGGCCATCAAGGCCGGCATGGAGGGGCACGGCACCGTGTTCGAAGCCGAGCGAGCCCGCATGTCGCAGGTGTTCGACCACCTCTCGGCGATGGCGTTGCAGGACTCGGCGCACGACGACACGCTCGAGGAAGGCGCCCAAGGACACGATCAGGCGTTGGAGCAGAACGCGCAACAGGCGGCACTCGCGCCACAGCCTGATGAGGGTGGACAGGGGGGAGGCGGACAGTGAAGCCGTTGCTGATGCTACTCGTGGCGCTGGTCGCGGCCATTCCAGCGGCACAAGAGCAGCACACGCCTCCAGGCGACTGGTGCCAGCGTCCGCCGATTCAGAGCCAACACGCCCATGAGTGCGCCTGTCACCAGCACGATTGCAGCGACCCCGATCCTGACCACGTGTCGGCCCACCACGATACCGCGTGCAAGAACTACTGCAACGTTCACTCGTGCATGTGCGCCAAAATGGACTGCCCGTAGACCAGCTTGACTTTGGAATTTGACGTGACCCCCATGTGCAGAGCACCTTAATTAGACATGCCACGCGAAGACGATCTCCGCATGAGTTCGACGACGGATTCTGCGGAACAAATCAGAGAAGGTCTCGGACTCCCACCTGCTGAACCCGTTGATCCCGTTGCCGCCGCACAGGCACAACTCGACAAAGCCACCGCCGATGCGGCTGCTGCGCGCGCAACCGAGGAAGCGGAAGAGGTATCGGCAGAAGCGGCCGAAGGCGCCGCTGAAGTCGTCGCGGCACCGGCACCAAGGAAACATCGCAGCAAGGCCGAGCTTCGTATTGACGCCCTCACGCGCGAGAAGAACGAGGCACTCGCCAAGGCGTCGGTGGCCGAAACCGAAGGGGCAGCGCTCAGGCGCCGGCTCGACGAGCTCGCGGCGACGACCAGTCGCCTTGAAGCGGCGCTGCCCAAACCGAAGCCGGCCGAAGTCACCAGCCCGCGGCTGACCGAGCTTGAGGCCGAGCGCAAGGCGCTGACCAGGCCGACCCCGCAACAGTTTTACGACGACCCCAACCCCGACGCCTACGAAGAAGCCCGCGAGACGTATTTGCTTGCGAGAGCCACGTTAGACGCCGAGGAACGTATCGAGCGCAGGACGCTCGCGGCTGCTCCACCTCGCGTCACGGAGACAGCCACTCGTGTTCCGCCTGAGGTGCTGGCCGCGCATGAAGCGCGTGGCGTGGCAGCTCGAGCGAGACACGCCGATTGGGACGCGGTAGTGACGGAAGACGTGAAGTTCCGTCAAGGTGGCATCTTCCAGGCACTCATCAACGACGTGAGTTACGAGCACGCCGCCGAGTTCATGTACTGGATGGGCACACACCGAGCCGACGTGGCGCGCCTCGATGCGCTGGACACCGCCGCCTTCAGGGCTAACCGGTTCCCAGCTGCTGTGGTCGAGGAAATAGGCGCCATCAAGTATCAGATTGCGGCCGAACTGGCCGGACCTCCGGCTGGCCGCCATACCGGCGCGACCCAGGACGGAGCCGTCCGAGCCGTCCCGCCCGCGCCCAAACCCAGATCACAAGCACCCCCGCCGCCCGAGGCGACGTTGGGGAACAACTCCGGCCAGATTGCGGCGAGTATCGAAGACCGGTCTGAGCGCGAGCTCCAAACCATGAGCCACGCTGAGTACATGCGTCTCCGAGACCGAGAGACCCGCACGCGCCGATAGGAGCATCCCGTGTTGAAACCGATTTTCCGATTTCGTGAGCCCGGCGAATCGCTGGCTCACGCACTCGTGGTCTGGGCGCTGGCCTGTGCGGTGGCCGTCGTGGCTGTCCTGCTCAGTCGCCATGCCACAGATGGCGGGCTGCTCTACGCGAACGTGCTGCTCACCTCGACGCTGATTACCCGCGAGGGACTCCGCGTGCTGGAGAACAACCTCACGGCCACGCGGTGCGTGAACCGACAATTTGATGACAAATTCGGGGTGGAAGGCGCCAAGATCGGCCAGATCGTCAATGCGCGGAAGCCGATTCGCGTGATTGGGCGCACCGGCCAGGCGGCGCAGATCGAGGGCATCACCGAGACGTCGGTCCCGGTGCCACTCACCACGCAGGCGGGCGTGGACCTCGAGGTGTCCCAGGCCGACTTGCTCCTGGCGATCGACGACTTCGGCGACCGGTTGCTCAAGCCATGCATCGCCTCCATCGCCAACCGCATGGACGCCGATGTCTGTGCGCTGGCGACCCAGGTCGCGAACATGGAGGGCCTGCCGGGCACGACCCCGAACGCCATCCTGACCTACCTGCTGGCGGGCGTGGACCTCGACAACAACGCCACGCCGATGGACAACGACCGGCATCTGATTTTGACGCCGCTCGCGCAGGCGTACATCATTGACGCGCTCAAGGGACTGTTCCAGCAGGCGGACGCGATTGCCCAGCAGTACGTGAAGGGGCAGATGGGGCGCGCGGTCGGCTTCAACTGGTACATGGACCAGAACATCTTCACCTACACGGTGGGGGCGCTGGGCGGTGTGCCACTCGTCAACGGGGCCAACCAGACCGGCACCTCGCTCATCACGAACGGCTGGACCGCGGCGGCGGCGCCTCGGTTGCTGGTGGGCGACGACTTCACCATTGCCGGCGTGCACTCGGTCAACCCCCAGTCGCGGCAATCGACTGGCATCCTCCAGAAGTTCACCGTGCAGCTCGCCGCGTCCTCGGACGGCTCAGGCAACCTCACCGCGACGATTGCACCGCCCATCATCCCGTCCGGGCAGTATCAGACGGTGGACGCCTCGCCGGCGTCTGGTGCGGCTATCACCGTGCTGGGACCCGCGAATACGCAGAGCCCGCAGAACTTGGCGTTCCACCGGGACGCCTTCACCCTCGTCACCGCCGACCTCCCCGAACCCCGCGGCGTCGATATGTCCGGGCGCCTCTCGGACAAGCAGTTGGGCGTAAGTATCTTGTTTGTAAGGGCTTACGACGTTTTCAGTGGCCAGCTGATCTCGCGTTTAGATATTCTTTACGGCACTGCTGTGCTCCGCCAAGAGCTTGCCGCGAGAATTGCAGCATGAGTTGAAGTGTAGTAAAGTGCTGGCCACAGGAGGCCAGCATGATTGTTTACGGCATCACGAATCTGAAGGACGGGAAGATTTACATCGGGCAGACCGTAGGAACTCTTGATGAACGAGCGAGTCGGCATTTCTTTTCGGCGTTTCACAATGGGAGCATCGCGCCTCTTTACGAGGCCTTACGCCGCGATGGAATCCAGTCCTTCAAGTGGCAGGTTATTGCCGAGTGCGAAACACGCGATGAGATGTTTCAGCTTGAGGCTGAGACGATCGAACGACTCAATTCGCTTGTTCCGAACGGCTACAACGCCACGGCTTACCACGGCGCATATTGGAAGGGCCGTTCTCGCGGACCGATGTCAGAAGAGGAGCGTCGGAAGCGTTCACTCGGCAACAAGGGCCGCGTCGCGTGGAACAAGGGCATTCCTCAGACTTACGAAGCTCGCCTTAAGATGCGTGGGCGTGCAGCATGGAACAAGGGTGTTCCTCGCACTGAAGCCGAAAAGACGAAGATGCGCGCTCACGCCAAGCACGGCGGAGAAAGCCACTTCGCAAAGCCGGTCGAGTCTGACGGTGTTGTCTATCCATCCGTTCAGGATTTTTGCAACGCTACGGGGCTGTCCCGTCCAGGCTTCTACTACCGTCTCGGCAAGGGTCGCGTTCGTTTCGTAGAGAAGAAGGAGATCGCGTAAATGGACAATCCAGGGGCTCGCGGACGGTATCAGTTCGGCGAGCAGATCAAGAGCATGAACCCGCAGAAGTTGCAGCAACTGCGGGTGCTGTTGGGCGACATGCCCGACTTCGATGCGCCGGAGTCGGGGGCCGAGTACAAGAAGATGCTCTTCCACGAGGAGTATTACGCGGCGCAGCAGGCGTGGCGCGCGGCGAGCACGCCAGAGGCGCAGCGGATCGAAGCCGCGAAGATGAAGGCGGCGACGGTGACGGTGTATGACCTCGAGGAAGAGTTGGAGTACACGGCAGACGGCTGGCGCGCCTCGCCGGCAGACTTTGCGGGCCAGATCGAGGCGATGAAGGTGGACCCGCGGATACCGGTCGGGCGCGAGGCGCGGCTGGCGGCGAAGGAGAAGCGCGAGAGTGTCGCCGACGAGTTGGCCCGCATCCGGCGCCGGCTCGCGGAGCTGACGGGCCAGGTGGAGGACGTGCCGGCGTTGCCCACGGTGGCCGCGTCTGGCGTCATCCGACGCAAGGTGGTCCCGACGAAGCGGAAGCACGACGACGCTACGGTGTAGCACTGTCACACTGATCCAGTTTGAAGGAGAGAGCCGACATGACCGAGAACGTGCTTCCCAACCCTGTCCTGGTGCCGCGGACGGATGGTCCGACACTGGAACAGTTTGAGGCGGACGGGCATCTGGCGAAAGATTACCCGCCGCTCGGGTATCTGGAAGTACAGTCACCCCGTCTGGTGCAGTACAAGCGCCAGCTGGCCACGCAGGACGCCATGAAGAAGAATCTGGCGCCGAGCCCGGACAAGCTGCCGTCCCAGTGGGTGTCGGACACGAAGTTTCCGCAGCACGCCCACGCGGCTGCCGAAAGCGGGCTGGCGCCTCATCCGGATGCTGGGTCCCCCTTCCCCTGTGTGCTGTATGGGGCGCCTCTCTCGCCTGAAGAGAAAGCGGCTGGCGTGGCGCCTCGTGTGGTCACGGTGGCGAACGCGGAGGACGCGAAGGCGTATCCCTCGCCGGATTGGCGTGCGTCTCCGGAACTCTGGGACGACAAGGCCACCGAGAAGCGCAAGGCGGACGTGGCGAAGGCCGAGGCGCTGAAAGCGGAGCTGGCGAAGGCTCAGGGCGCCGTCGCGCAGGATGACGAGCTGAGCGCGGACGATGCCGAGATTGCGAAGGAGCAGGCGGCGCTGGACACCGCCAAGGCGAAGCGTGTGGCGGCTGCCAAGGTCGTGACCATGCTGCTGCTGTGCCTCGGACTGGGCACCGTGGTACGCGCGCAGACAGTGCCGACGCAGACGACCCTCACCGCCGCGGTGAACATTCCCGGTCCGGGTCAGCCGCTCACCACGATTGGTGTGGCGAGCGCGACGGGAATCAGCGGGCCTACGGCGACCTCGCCTGGGACGGAGCTGTACGTCGACGATGAAGCGATGGTCGTGCAGGTGGTCAACGGGACCACGCTCACGGTCATGCGCGGGTATGACTCGAGCAATGCGGGGCAGCACGCCTCGGGGTCGGCGGTCTACGCCGGTCCCGTCTCCGGCACCTTTGGGTCACCGTTCGTGATCGTCGACCCGCCCGCGGGCGCTTGCACGCTGGCGAACGAAGTCTACACGATGCGGATCAACCCGAGATTGGGTCATATCTGGACGTGTAGCGGCGGCTCCTGGGTCCTTCAGGCCAAGGTCAACGGCCTCAACGCCTCACCGGCAGCCACCTACACGCTGACGCCAGCACAGAGCGGCACCGTGTGGGCGATGGACCGCGCGTCGGGGACGGTCTATACGCTGCCAGTGCCGCAAGTGGGTCTCACGTACCGATTCATCGTGACGGTGGCGCAGACCAGCGCGGCGAACGAAGTGCAGACCGCCGCGACGACCTCCGCGAC